AAATGGATTTATAGACGAACTTAATTTAATAGTTTCAGACTTCTTTTATTCACATGAAAAACATCAACTAATACCATTTATTTATCAACAATTAGATATTGATAATAAATTTCAATTAGCAGTTGCTGGAACACACTGTAAAATCATTACATTTGAAACTGAATTAGGTACTAAGTTTTGTATTCATGGAAGTGCTAACTTAAGGAGTTCAAATAATATAGAACAAGTTTGTATTGAAAATAACAATGAATTATATTACTTTTACGATGAAATGCACGATAAAATATTAAATCATTACAAAACTATCAATAAACCAATAAGGGGGAAACTATGGCAACTTATGAAGGATTAGGCGGAAACGCTAAACAAAAAGCTGTTTATATCAATGCCAACAAAGTAACAAAGGCTGGTAAAAGTGCAGTATTAGGTAAGTATAGTTCGGTTCAAAAGCCTACAAAAGATATGCCCTTTTAAATAATGCAACATTATTGCATATTACGGTACATTAACGGTGTAAACTATGGGTGAATTTCCAAATAAAAGTACTCAATTTTCAAAAGATAGACAGCCTGAAAATAGGGTAAAAAGAGATATAAGTTCAAAAACTATTTTAAATAGATTTTTGAGTATTGAAAAGGATATGATTAATCCTTTGAATGGTATAGAAGAAAAACTTACAATGGCTGAAATTATGCACTTAAAACAACTAGCAAACGCTATACAAGGCGATTTAGCAAGTTACAAAGAAATAATTGACCGCCTCGAAGGTAAAACAAAACAATCTATTGAGTTAGATGCTAATGTTGAACAAAATATAACAAGGATAACGGTTAAAAAACGTGACGAATGACATTGAGTTTGATAGTGACCTTTTTAACGACTTATTTTATCATTTGCAAGATGATTTCGCAAATAATGATATAAGGTTTATTTTTGCATATGGTGGTTCGTCAGCATCAAAAACTTATACCGTAGTACAATTACTAATTATTAGAATGTTATCTTTAACAGATAACACAATGATATTAAGAAAATACGGCTGTGACATTAAAGATAGTATTTATTCAGACTTTCAAAAGATTATTACAGAGTGGGATTTAAACCATTTATTTAAGTTTCAAATAAACTATATCGAATGTTTATTAACAGGGGCTTATATTCGTTTTAGGGGTTTAGATGATGCAGAAAAGATAAAAGGCTTAACAGGTTTTAAAAGAGTTATTTTAGAAGAGATAAGCCAATTTGATGAGGAGGATTTAAAGCAAATTAGAAAGCGTTTAAGAGGGGAATCAAATCAACAAATAATAGGTTTATTTAATCCAATTAGTGAAGACCATTGGTTAAAAAAGTTATTTGATAGTGAAAATTTAACCGAAATACAAACTAATACAAACATAACAAGTAAACACGCAAATAATAATTTTGTTGTTTATAAAGTTACCTATTTGAATAATCATTTTATTGTTGGCGATGGTAAAGGTGGGGGGTTTATAGATAAACACACAATAGCAGATTTTGAGAAAGATAAAATAAAAGATTTTAACTACTATCAAATTTATGGTTTAGGTAATTGGGGACGTTTGCGAACAGGGGGGGAATTTTGGAAAAACTTTAATACAAACAAACATATTGAAAATGTTAATTTTAATCCTGAACATCCTATACATTTAGTGTTTGATGAAAACGTAAACCCTTATATTACTTGTTTGGTTTGGCAAATAATAGGGAAACAAGCTATACAAATAGATGAGATTTGCTTAGAAGATCCACGTAATACCAGAAAACACACTTGCAATGAATTTATAGCAAGATACCCAAATGTTAAAGGATTGTTTATTTATGGTGACCGTACTTCATGGAAAGCAGACACAGGAAAAGAAAAGGGAGAGAACTTTTTTACTGATATTTTAGGTTATTTAAGAGATTATAAACCAAGTTTAAGGCTGCAAAGTGTAAACCCTTCAATCGTTCAAAGTGGGGGCTTTATTAATCAAATTTATGCAGATGATAGTGACATTAAAATAATCATTGGTAGTAATTGCAAAAAATCAATTAATGATTATACCTATGCTTTAGAAGATAGTGACGGAACTATTAAAAAAACAAAGGTAAAAAATAAGGTTACAGGCGTAACTTTTGAGGAGTTTGGGCATCAATCCGATTGTAAAAGATACCTTATTACAGTAGCATTTGCAAACGAATATCAAAACTATTTAGCAGGTGGTAAAAAAATAAATTTTAAACACGTTGCAATAAAACGAAAAAACGAATATTAATTAATATATTTGCGGTATGGGATATTTAACACAACTAGACTATTTAAGCCATATACAGGATGTTAACTGGCAACAGATTATATCTAATAATGTATCTGTTCAAATGCAATCGGAAGCATTGGCACAGGCTGAAATTATAGGTAAATTAGTTCAAAAATATGATTGCTTAGAAGAATTTAGAGATACTAAATTATTTAATATCAATGATGTTTACGGAATTAATCAACTTGTTTATAGTGGAAATGATTATTATTTTGTAACCCAAAAAGAAAAATCTTACATAGCTACTGAATATTATAATTTAGGTAGTATTGTTTATTATAGAGGTCAAAACTATATTTGTAATAATGCTAATAAAGGAATACTACCAAGTAATACCAATTATTGGACTTTACAGCCTTATAGTGTTACAGGTCAGGCAGTAACCAATACAGCATTTTATACTAAGGGTGATAATAGAAGTGTTATAATATTTAATCTTTGCGTTGATATTGCGATTTACCACGCTCATACTAGAATAAGCCCTAAAAATATACCACAAATTAGAATTGATAAATTCAACCAATCAATGGCGTTTTTAGAACAAGCACAAAGAGGTCAAGCAGTTATTCACGACTTACCAACTTTACAGCCAGTTCAAGGACGTTCAACAAGATTTAATTCAAGCCCTAAAAATCAAAATACTTATAACTAATGGGAATTTTCGATATATTCAATAAAAAACAAAAAGTCGAAAAAGACTTAGATAAAAATAGATTATCTTTTTTAGGTTCTAATAGAACTAAAGGGGATATTCAAAAGCTTAGAGATGCTTTAAAAGATGCTGAAAACGGTAAAACGGAATACCGTACAAGGTACAAAATGCAAGAGCTATACCAAGATACTATCTTAGATGGTCACGTTCAAGCTTGTATTAATTTTAGAAAAAATCTAACATTAAAAAAGCAATATGCTATTGTAAACGAAAAAGGCGAGTCAGACGAAAAATTAACAGCTTTATTAAATGAAAAATGGTTTTATTTAATACAACATAGTATTTTAGATGCTTTATTTTATGGTTATTCGTTAATAAATTGGACAGGAGTTGAAAATAATAAACTTATAGGTTTACAAACTATAAGAAGAGATTTAATTCAACCAGATACAAATTTATTACTACCTTATCAAAATGCTTTAAATGGTATTGATTTTATCAACTCAGATGTAAAAAATTGGAGTTTATATTCAGATACTTTTGATAATTTAGGGTACTCTAAATGCGGTTACGGTTTATTATATTCAGTAACACCGTATGCAATAGCTATCCGTAACAATTTAGGTTATAATAGTGATTTTGTAGAAAAATTTATTATGCCTTTTGTTGTTGCTAAGTCTTTCAAAATGGAAGGCGAGGAACGTGATATATTAGAGCAAGGCATAGCTAACATGGCATCTAATAATAGCGTACTACTAGACCCAACAGACGAAATAGAATTCATTGAAAGTAAAAATGCAGGTAGTGGTTTTAATTCGTTTGATAATTTAGAAAACCGTTGCGAAAAGAAAATATCTAAAATTATTTTAGGTCATGCAGATGCTATTGATTCAACAAGCGGTAAGTTAGGGTCAAATGATGAGGTTAAAGATGCTTTGGAAAGCCTGGAAGTTTCAGATAATAAATTTGTAGAATATCAAATAAACGACGTATTTTTTAACAAATTACGTGCAATAGGGTTTAATATTCCATTGAATTACAAATTTACTTACTTAAATACACACGAAAAAAGCGAACAATTAGAACACGAAAGTGAAGTAAACCAATTATTCGCAAACGTGGTTAAAACTTTCAATGAAGCAGGTCATTACATAGATGATAAAATAATCTTTGAAAAAACAGGGTTAAAAACTCAAAAAGTAGTACAGCCAATTAGTCAATCAATTAAAAATCTTTATGATTAAGGATATTTACAACGGTAA